CAAGGAAACATACTATGAAGCACTTTGATAATAATATTATGTGGTTACATTAAAATTACTTTTATTGTTTATGATATATTATTAAAAAACCTTGTCGGTATGTGGGATAACATATCCGAGCGAGCAGAGATGGTTTACGGGAAACCTTCTGTAGTACCTCGACTAATAAAACCGTTTGACTGGTTGGTTTACGGTTCCTGATACGAAAGTAGCGAATGTCTGTACGACAGTAGTAGTTACAGGATACAACCAAAACCGTTTTTATGCCCTCTTAGCTCAGTTGGTAGAGCAGTTGACTTTTAATCAATAGGTCGTAGGTTCAATTCCTACAGGGGGCACTTTGATGGAGAATAATAATGATTGATAATCCGTATAATGAACTGAATGATCATACTTTTTTGATTTATGTTGCACAAAATGACTATATGATTGATGGTTATTTTCTTCCAGAAGGCGAGCGTCTAATGCAAATTGCTAATAAGATAAAGGCTAAGCAGATGGAAGAATCAAATGCAGCAATGGATAGACTCGCACAACTAGACGAGGAGTTGGGATTAAATGATTGATTATGTAGATGTGATCTATGGTTTAGCATGGGGCGATGAAGGCAAGGGAAAGATTTCCAATGCTCTTTCTCCAAAATATGATTATGTTTGTCGTTGGAACGGTGGACCAAATGCTGGTCACACTGTTTATGTAAATGGACAAAAATTCAAAACTCATATTATTCCATCCGGTATCTTTGCAGGTAAGAAGTGCGTAATTGGACCGGGATGTGTGATCAACACCGATAAATTCTTTGAAGAGATTCGTGGACTTCGTGCAGCAGGATTTGATACTTCTCTTATCAAGATTCATCCAAACGCACATATTATTACTGAAGAACACATTGAGTGGGACAAGAAGAATCTTGGTCACTTAGGAACAACTTCTCAAGGAATTGCTCCTTGCTATTCGGATAAGATGTTGCGTAGAGGTAGGAGAGCAAAGGAATATTTCATTTCAGAGTGGTTGTGGGATGGAGAACTGTCTGGTAGGATTCTTTGCGAAGGAGCACAAAGTGTATGGCTTGATATTGATCATGGTGATTATCCATTCGTTACTAGTAGTACAACGATGCCGTATGCTTCGTGCTCTCTTGGATTTTCGCCAAAGAAAATCCGTAGACTAATTGGTGTTGCAAAAGCATATGACACAAAGAGTGGTACAGATCCACTCTTCCCTGAAACTTTATGGAATGATCCCGTACTGAATCGAATTATTGAGGAGGGTCAAGAATTTGGTTCTACTACGGGTCGTAAACGATTGGTGAATTGGTTGAACCTTGATAAGTTGAAGAAGTCTATCATCTTATCTGGTTGCACTGAACTCATCATAAATAAGTGTGATGTTCTTAAGAAGGTTGGAGAATTCAAGGTCATTCATGGAAATGAATACATGAATTGTACAAGTTTTGCTATGATGTCTGCATATATTCAAAATAATTTGATGTTTAGTAGTGGTTCAGATTTACACGAAATTACTTTCTCGGGTGATAAAGAAAGTATTTGATTCCTTTTTGGTGAAACGGTATCACAGGAGATTTTGGTTCTCTTTTTCCTAGTTCGAATCTAGGCAAAGGAATTATTCTTGAATAGCTCAGTTGGTAGAGCAGTGAGCTGTTAACTCACGGGTCACTGGTTCGAGTCCAGTTTCAAGAGTTTGCCATATTAGCACAGTGGCAGTGCAGTGCTTTTGTAAAGCACAGGTCATCGGTTCGAATCCGATATATGGCTTTATGTTAGAGTTTAGCAATCCAATTCCAGTTATTGTAGAAGATAATAAAGAAGGATATGCAATTTATGTTCGTGATAGTGGTACTTTTGAAAATGATATTTGGTGTGTAGTTCATTGTGGAACTGGTATTGTTAGACATTATAGATCTGATCAAATAAAAATTTATAAAAATTCAACATTTGATATATTGAGGTAATACGATGGGCGGAAAACATTCAGCAGGTAAAGGTGATACATATAGACCCGTAGATTGGGAACAATATTCAAAAAATTGGGATGATATTTTTGGAAAAAAGAAAGGTAAATTAAAAAATGAGCAATGTACAACTAATAGGACTGGTAAGCGGAGAACAAATAATCGCAAAGATTGAACTAATTGAAAATGTATATTCAATTAAAAATCCAGCAATTATTGTTCCAGTTGGTAAGGGAGAACTTGCATTAGCACCTTGGTTGCCGTATACTACGGTAGATCAAACAGGAGTTACGATCAATAAGGAGCGTGTTCTTTTTGTTCTTACTCCACAACCAGAACTAGCAAATAATTACAATGAAAATTTTGGTAGTGGTCTAATCATTCCAGATAAGACAGTATCAGCACCAAAGTTGTCATTAGTTGAATGACATCATGCGCTCGTAGCTCAGTTGGATAGAGCAGATGCCTTCTAAGCATCAGGTCGCAGGTTCGAATCTTGCCGAGCGCGTTTAAGGAGTTTATTATGGAAAATATGGATATTGTTGAAAGACTTAAAGTTGATATTGAGATGTTAAGTATGAGTCCAGATGAAAATGAGAGACTCATTTCAACTACATTAGAGATGGCTCTGAATGAAATTCAGCATCTTAGAAAGAAAAATTTAAATAGTGATTATCTTTCTTCTTATTTTAAAGAAGAAGATAAAAAAATAAAAAATTACTATAAAAATAAAAAGATTGAAATAACCAATACTGATGTCGGAGAAATTTGATTATGTCTGTTTTGGATGAATTAATTTCTGAAGCATATCCAATTTGCTTAAAGATGAATCGTCAAAAGAAGCATGTTTCTTTTGTTCTTTATAAAAATCGTGTTGTTTCTGTTGGTAGAAATGTTTTTAAAACACATCCTCTTGCAAAAGAATATGGATATCAGTTTAATGAAATGCATTCTGAACTTGATGCATTCCGTAAAATTCCATACAATTTTCGTAGTAAGAAGTTGACTCTTGTAAATGTTAGGTATAATAAGTTTGGGAAACTACGAATGTCAAAACCATGTGAGCATTGTGCTCCTTGGTGTAGAGAAGTTTTTCATGAAATTTATTACACGACTGATGATGGTGTCGTGAGATTGGACTTTTAATGTTTAGACTTTTTATTGATATTGCAATTCCTGGTACTGAAGCAGAAGCACTTAAGACTGCACAGGAAATTTTAAATTATTGTTTTGATAATCATATTTCAATTGAAAAGTTACAGAATATGAATATTGATACTATAAATTTTAGACTTGGACATGATCAAGATCGTCAGAAGTCTAATTATTTTATGAAGAATGATAATGGTCATGTTAACAATAAGAAGTCAAGAATTGTTGTGAAAACTTCTCAGGATACTCTTGACTCTGAAGAAAACTAAGGTATATTACTGACATGGGATACAAGTGTCGGGTGGCACAGGGTCGCTTATAACGACCTACCGCAGAGTTCGAGTCTCTGGTATCCTACTATGAGTGAAACACGAAACATCATTGATCATTATCATTATTGGAAGCATGAAGCAATTCTTGCAGACCTAGATAAGCGAAGGCATAATTTTACTGTACTTTGCAGTAATCTTTATAATGATTTTAATATTGCTACGGTGATTCGTAATGCGAATGCCTTTTTAGCAAAAGAGGTAATCCTTTATGGTAGCAAGCAATATGATCGTCGCGGCACAGTGGGAACTCACAATTATAGTCGTTTTGTACATTGTCGTGATGAGCAAGCACTTGAAAAGAAAATAATTCAACTTGCAAATGAGCATGAGCATCTTCGAATTGTTGGTATTGATAATGTTCGTAATGCTCGCCCAATTGAAGAATATTGTTGGGCACCGGGTGAACATGTGTTGATGGTTTTTGGTCAAGAACAAGTTGGAATTCCTCCAGAACTTCTTGACAGGTGTGATGATCTCGTTTATATTACTCAATATGGTTCTGTTAGAAGTTTGAATGTTGGTTGTGCTTCTTCTATTGCAATGTATGATTATTGCAGTAAGATTGAAGCAGGTGTTTTGGCCCCATAGATTAACTGGCTAAATCCTCGCCCTTTCAAGGCGATGACTACGGGTTCGAGTCCCGTTGGGGTCACTAATTAAATATAAATAATTATAAATGCATTACAAAACTGTTTTCATTTCGGATTTACATATTGCTTCTAAAAAAAGCAAAGCAGATAAAATTAATAATTTTTTAAAAGAAAACGAATTTGATCAAATATATCTTGTTGGTGATATAATTGATATATGGAGATTCAAACAAGCGTTTTCCTTCAGTCATGATAAGCAATCTTCTCATGTAGAAGTAATTGAAAGACTTTTACGACACTCTCGTAAAGGAACTAAAATACATTATATAATTGGTAATCATGATGAGTTTTTAAGTAAATTTAAAAATCACAATATTTTTGGAAATATTGATATGCATGATACCATAGAACATGTAACCTGTTCTGGTAAAAAATTCATTGTAATGCATGGACATCAGTTTGATTTTATTGCAAAATTTACATTTTCTCCAATTTTATATAAATTAGGAGATATTGGTTATGATGTAATGATGGATTTAAATGATGTGTTAAACTGGGTACGAAGAATATTAGGAATGAAATATTGGTCACTATCCAAACACATAAAAATTAAATTTAAAAAAGCATCACAATTTTTGGATACATTTGAAAGTATAATTGTCAAATATTGCAAACAACATAAGTACGATGGTATGATTTGTGGTCATATACATGATCCTAAAATAAAAGAAATAGATAACATTGTATATGCTAATACTGGCTGTTGGACAGAAAAAGAAAACTGTTCTTTTATTTACGAAGATGAATATGGAAATCTTAAATTAAAATATTATGAAAAACCAAAACGACTTGGTATCTGATCTTGCTTTATTTGCTTGTTTAGCAGTATTATTTCCATTTGTACTTATGGATGTTATTCGTCAAAATTGGTTTAAGAAGCCGATGAAATCTTGTATGAAATGTTCAAGTAGTTCTTGCGTTTCATCAAAAACATAGTATAATTAGCATATACTTTAAAGGGAAATAATTATGGGTTTTACATCTATATTTTATGCTCATTGGGTGTGCAGGAATTGCTGCACTGTTTGGAAAAAGAAATAAATGAAAGTAGGATCACTATTTGCAGGTATTGGTGGTTTTGATCTCGGTTTTGAACGAGCAGGATTTGAACTTGCTTGGTCAGTCGAGATTGATCCACATTGTAGAAAAGTTTTACAAAAACATTTTCCAAATGCTAAAATTTATTCAGATATCAAACAAGTAAAGATTGAAGAACTTGAAAAGGTTGATATCATCTGTGGTGGATTTCCATGTCAGGATCTTTCCGTCGCAGGTAAGCGTAAAGGTCTTGCAGGAGAAAGGTCAGGATTATTCTATGAAGCAATGCGACTTGTACGGGGAATCAACCCCCAATATGTCATACTCGAAAATGTCCCCGGATTGCTGTCGAGCAATAAAGGAAGGGATTTCGCAGTCCTCCTCGCTGAAATGGACCAAGGGTGGGATTGTCAGGAAATCGCATGGAGAATTCTTGACAGCCAATTCTTCGGAGTTCCCCAAAGACGCAAGCGCATCTTTATTGTCGCAAGTTCTAGAGTCGGGGGTGCCGAGCAAGTATTGGCTCTCTCCGAAAGCATGTCAGGGAATTTTACGACGAGCAGAGAAAAGAGGAAAGATCTTGCCGCCAATTCTGGAGGAAACTCTCAAGAGACAAGTTGGTGGGACGGTGGACAACTCTCAGACACCTTGACTTCTTCTAGTTTGTTCCGTCAACAAGCAGAACCCGATAAGAGAAGAATGTCAGCAGTTATAGAACCTATTCCATATGATTTATTCCAAATTACTGCACCAATCAATCGACAAGCGAGAGTACCGGGTGATCCGTGCCACACTCTTGCTGCTTCTAATGCAGTCCATGCTGCTATGGTAATGGCAGTTCGTACAGCACAAACAGGAGCAAATGGTCATGGTGTTGCAGAAGAAGTTTCTCACACATTAGATCTTGCAAATGGTCAAGCAGTTGCTTATAATCTAACTATTCGAAGACTTACACCTTTGGAATGTGAAAGACTACAGGGATTTCCAGATAATTGGACAGATGGACAACCTGATACAACTCGTTACAAACAACTAGGAAATGCAGTTACCGTAAATGTAATTGAATGGTTAGCAAATAACCTGAAAGGAACAATATGAGTGGTAAAGTAATTTGGGACTATAGAATTATAATGGATGATACTACAGAAGATCCGCATGATGCTTGGTATGCTATTCATGAAGTATATTATCTTGATGGTGTGCCAGTTGATCATACAGTAAGTCAATCAAGTGTTTATGGTGATAGTATTGAAGAGTTGAATAAGTCTTTAGTAAAGATGCGAGAAGCATTTAATCACCCTATCTTGAAGAAGTCTGATTTCCCACCAATGGACAATCATCGTCGTGAACATTGGATGAAAGTTAGAAAAATAGGAGAATCTCATGAAGGATAAGTTTGAACCAGATGCACTTGTTCGTAAGATCATTCTGGATGATTATGAAGTTGAAAGTTTGCAAAAAGCATTGTATTTTTTGAAGGGTGTTGAACTTGCAACACCAAATTCACAATATACACACAGTATTATTTCAGAAGTAATTCAGAGTGTTGATTATGTTATTAGACAGTACTGGAACGCACCGCTGGCAACTGAACAAGACTTTAAGGATCGAAAAGCACGATATGAAGAACTTGATTTGATTCCGACAGATGAACTTCTGCGTGTTAGTCGTCAATATATGGATAGAATGAAGAAAGGAAACAAGAAATGATTGATAAGAAGCATGAACTCCGTCGTAGACGCAAGCGTAAGTATGAATCTCGCCGTCGTAGAAAGCAAGAGCAACTTCTAAATGCAAAGAAGGAAACTCTTCGTAAGTTAGATGCTATCGGTCGTTGTCCTGCATGGATTAAGACTGAAAAGGGAATCTAATGGTTAGCGTGTATGATGTAGTGGTAACATATCAGATTTCCATTCTGATCTCGTGAGTTCGAATCTCACTACACGCTTTATAAATAATCTTTGATATCGTTGATCTTCAATGAAAGACAATCAGGACAGGGGTTCGATTCCCCTCGGCTCCACTCGACGGGGCTGTACAGGCATTCGACTGGTGTTTAGTAAGGAAAAGGGAGATATTCGGGACAGGCAACGAGTCTCGTTAAAAAATAGTTGTAAACAATAATTGCTAACGAACTAGCAATGGCTGCCTGAGGCAGTGGGGAATGATTCACCCGCATCTGAACGAATCACGATTTGCAGTCAGAAATGATTGCAAATCATTTTGGAGGACTTTATGAATAATGAACAATTACTTGCAACGTGTGATGAATTAAAAAAT